AATTAGAGCTGAAGGATCACGTGTTGGTGATGGATCAGTTGTACATACAGGTCTTATTCCATTCTTAAAATACTTTCAAGCTGCAGTAAAATCTTGTTCTCAAGGTGGTGTTCGTGGCGGAGCCGCTACTGTATATTTACCAATATGGCATTACGAATTTGAAGATCTAGTTGTTCTTAAAAACAATAAAGGTATTGAAGAAAATCGTGTTCGCCACATGGACTATGCATTCCAACTAAACAAGTTGATGTACGAACGTTTATTGACTGGCGGTGATATTACATTCTTTGACCCAAATGATGTTCCTGGTCTATATGAAACATTTTTTGATGACCAAGACAAATTTAAAGAATTATATGAAAAATATGAAAGAGCCAGATCAGTTCGTAAAAAGACTTTACCGGCAACTGAAGTATTTTCTACATTGATCCAACAAAGAAAGGATACAGGTAGAATCTATATAATGAATGTAGACCATGCTAATGATCATGGAGCGTTTAAACCAAAACAAGCTCCAGTAAGAATGAGTAATCTATGTTGTGAAATTGACTTACCAACAAGTCCATTAGGAGAAAATCCAGAAGATGGAGAAATTTCTTTATGTACTTTATCAGCAATTAACTGGGGATTAATTAATGAACCATCAGAATTTAAAAAATATTGCAACTTGTCTGTTCGTGCTCTCGATGAGCTTCTTGATTACCAGTCTTATCCTGTACGTGCAGCAGAACGCGGGACTATGAATCGAAGACCACTTGGTATTGGTATAATTAACTTAGCTTATTTCCTAGCCAAACGTGGTCTTAAATATAATGAAGAGTCATTTGATATTGTTGATGAGTATGCTGAAGCATGGTCTTATTACCTAATTGAGGCTTCTCAAGAATTAGCGAGTGAAAAAGGTGAAATTCCTTTAAAAAATCACACAAAATATGCCGATGGAGTCCTCCCAATTGATACATATAAACGAGAGCTAGATAATTTAATAGAGAATAAAGAAAGATTGCCGTGGAACGAGCTTAGAAATAAACTCCAAGAAACGGGAACTCGTAATTCTACACTCATGGCACTTATGCCAGCTGAAACAAGCGCTCAAATTTCTAATAGCACGAATGGTATTGAACCACCTCGAGCATTAGTTAGTTACAAACAGTCTAAAGATGGTGTTATGGCTCAGGTTGTTCCTGGCTATCATCATTTAAAAAATAAGTATGACTTATTATGGGATCAAACATCCCCTGATGGTTATCTTAAGATCTGTGCTATACTCCAAAAATACATAGATCAAGGCATTAGTGTAAATACATCTTATAATCCAGAACACTATGAAGATAATAAGATACCAATGTCTGTAATGTTGACTGACCTTGTGACAGCTTATAAATACGGTTTAAAGCAACTTTATTATTTTAATACCTTTGATGGAGCTGGAGAAATGACTGATGGAGAAACACATCATGCATATGACGGTGAAGTTCAAACAGAGTATGAAGATGACGATTGCGAAAGCTGTAAAATATGAATAAAAAACCAAGAATAAAACTTAAAGGCGGAGCAGAGTATGACGCTCTCACGTCAGCGCGTAGATGGTATAAGTATTTAACAAGCCCTGGTGTTACAAAGAGTATCAAACGGGGATATAATAAAAGATTTAGAAAAGAAGGAAAAATAAATGGCAGTATTGAAAAAGAATAAAAAGCAGCATCTACTAAAAAATATGTTTCTTGACGAAGCTGTTGATATTCAACGTTATGATGAAGTAAAATATCCACAAATAGATAAGATTACAGACAAACAATTAGGATTTTTCTGGAGACCAGAAGAAGTTGATGTTTCAAAAGACAAAAAAGATTTTAGTGCGCTTACTGAAAATGAGCAGCATATTTTTACAAGTAATCTTAAAAGACAAATATTGCTCGATAGTGTTCAAGGTCGAGCTCCAAACTTAGCATTTCTTCCAATTGTGTCTTTACCTGAAGTAGAGAACTGGATTGAAACTTGGTCATTTTCTGAAACTATTCATAGTAGATCATATACTCATATTATTCGTAATATTTATCCAGATCCATCTTTTGTATTTGATGATCTTTTAAATCAACAAAATATTATGGATTGTGGTAAATCAATATCAAAGTATTATGATGAATTAGTTGATTGTAATAATGGTCCTACAAATAAAATGGATCATAAAAGAGCAATTTGGATGGCAATGATGAGTGCCAATGCTCTTGAAGGCGTTAGGTTCTATGTATCATTTGCTTGTTCATGGGCATTTGCTGAACTTAAAAAAATGGAAGGCAACGCAAAGATTATTAAGCTAATTGCCAGAGATGAAAACCTCCATTTGGCATCAACAACTACTATTCTAAAGCTTCTTAAAAAAGAAGATAAGGACTTTGAAAAGATTGCTAAGGAAATGGAAGATGTATGTGTAAAACTATATGTAGAAGTTATAGACCAAGAAAAAGAATGGGCTAAATATCTATTTAAAAATGGATCTATGATTGGCCTTAATGAAAAGATTTTAGCAGATTATATTGAATGGATTGGTTGTAAAAGAATGAGAGCAATTGGACTACCTTGTCCTTATGTGGTTCCACAAGCTAATCCATTACCTTGGACAGAAAAATGGATTGGTGGTGGTAATGTTCAAGTTGCTCCACAAGAAACAGAAATTAGCTCCTACGTAATTGGTGGAGTAAAACAAGATATTGATAGTAACGCGTTAAAAGGACTCAGTTTATGAATATAGAAATTTATAGTAAGGATAATTGCTCTCAATGCGACATGGCAATTAGTAAAGCGTCTAAAATGAAAGCTTCTTATATTGTTTTAAAATTAGGAAAAGATTTTAGTAGAGAAGAGTTATTTGAGCAATTTCCTACTGCAAGAACATTCCCTCAAATTAAAATAGATGGAAAGGTTATAGGAGGCTGGGACGCTTTCAAGGCGGTTGTTTAATGAAGCGTTCTGTCATAGATTGCGAATATTGTTATAACAGAACAGTAATTGGACACAGCGAAGATGAAATAATTTTATTTTGTCCTTGTTGTGGAGAAGAAATAAAGGACGAACTAGAAGAACTAGATTTCGAAGAGTAATATGACATGGCATTATCAAGGCAAAGAATGGCAACTGCCAGAAGAGCTCAGTCACAAAGACGTGTACGGTTTTGTATACATGATAACGAACAGAGCTACAGGCAAGAAGTACGTAGGGAAGAAGTTTTTCTGGAGTCAGAAGACGCTACCAATAACCAAGACTCGCAAGCGAAGAAAGAAATTATTAGTTGAATCTGATTGGATGAACTATTGGGGATCAAATAAGCATCTTCAAGAAGACGTTACAAAACAAGGTGAAGAACTTTTTTATAGAGAAATACTTCATATATGTAAGACTAAATCAGAATGCGCATACATGGAAACAAAGGAACAGTTTGATAGAGAGGTTTTATTTACTGATGACTATTATAATGGTATAATTAATTGCCGAATTGGTGGTAATTCAGTGAAAAATTTTTCAAAATAAACGTTTACATTTGCTTAAAAGTATGTTATAATATATAAATTAATAAGGGATATAATATTGAAAGATAATGTGATACAATTTCCAACTGAAGCTCGTAAAGCTGCAATTGCAAGAGAACACGATGAGCTAAGAGTGGAATTTGAAGAATTTACAGATGAATGTAGAGAAACATCACAAATTATACTTCTTATGATTGAGGAATTGTTATTGAATGAATGTAGTTCATTTGATGAGATAGATTTTAGAGATAGTAACTTACCAGAGTCGAGAGATATGTTTGTTATAGTCAATATGATTTCATCAATGCTAATGAAATATGGTGGAGTTCATCATTTTTTACATGATCACTTTGATAATATATATAACGACTTAATGAAAACTATAGGACCTGATGAATGATTTTACTTGATTATAGCCAAATAGCGCTATCTAATATTATTGTACAAAAACTAAATGATGAAGATATGATAAGACATATGATACTAAACAGTATTCGTATGTACAACAAAAAATATCGACACGAGTATGGCCAAATGGTTATATGTGCCGATGGAGCCAATACATGGCGTAGGGATTACTTTCCACAATACAAAGGAATGCGTAAAAAGAATAGGAAAGAATCTGATCAAGATTGGACAGAAATATTTAGGATTTTAAATTTGGTAAGAGAAGAAATAAGAGAAAATTTACCTTACAAAGTTCTTCATTTAGAAGGGTGCGAAGCTGATGATATTATTGGCACACTCGCTATGGAGACTCAAGAGTTTGGTCAACATGAACCAGTGATGATTATTTCTTCTGATAAAGATTTTATTCAACTTCACAAATATAACAACATCAAGCAATATTCACCTATACAAAAGAAAATGGTAGTAGATAAGAATCCAAGATCTTATTGTTTTGATCATATTTGTAGAGGCGACAAGGGTGATGGTATTCCTAATATTCTATCTCCTGATAATGCTATTATGGAAGGCATACGTCAAACACCAATGACTAAAAAGAAGATCGAACATTGGGCTGATAATATAGATAACCTAAAAGAAGTTATGACTCAAGAGGAGTATAGAAACTATCAAAGAAATAAAACTTTAATTGATTTATCAGAGATACCAGAATCTCATCAGAATAATATTATAAATACTTTTAACGAACAGAAGCTTCCAATGAAGATGAAAGTTTTGAATTACTTAATTAAAAAAAGATGCAATCTATTGATTGAATGTGTGGAGGAATTTTACAATGGCTAAACCATTAATTTCAGAGGTATTAGTTACGGCTAATAAATTAAAAACTAAAGACGACCGAGTCAAATATCTGCAAGAGCAAGACTGTACAGCTCTTAGGGATATATTACGTATCAACTTTGACGATACTATCGAATTATCATTACCGCCAGGAGAGCCACCCTTTAAAAAGCTTAATCCTGAAAAACAAAAAGCTAAAGAGCTTAGGTTTGAATATCCTAAGTTTGCTAACTTTGTAAAAGCCGTATCACCAAACTTAAATCAATTTAAAAGAGAAACAATCTTTATTGATTTACTTGAATCTATTCATCCGGATGACGCACAGTTATTCCTATCAGCCAAAGATAAAAATATAAAATTCAAATATGTTACAAAGGCTATGGTAAAAACAGCGTTTCCAAATTTAATAAAAAAATAGGAGAACCATTACTAAAAATTCTATATCATGATAGTTTTTCAATTAACTTTAACCTGGAGATTGTTTATGAGTTATATTCAAATTGAACGCCTAAAGAAAGACAGAAACGAGGCATTATACTATCAAAAAAAATTAATTAAAAAAGGTAAAGATGTGCTAGCATATAAAATGGAAAAAAAGATTGCGCATTTAAATCATTACCTAGATGATATGGAGGCAATAAGCAAAGCTCAATAACAAATCCCCCTCAGTGGAAAATAATTTCACTGAGGGGTTTACATTTGATTGAAACTATGTTATAATATACATTATGAATATATTTATTTTAGACAATAATCCTGTAAAAGCAGCGCAACTACAATGCGATAAGCATATTCCAAAAATGGTTGTAGAATCAGCGCAAATGCTATCAACAGTCCATCGTATGCTCGATGGGACTATCGAAATGAGACCCTCAAAATCTGGCAAACGTATTGTAAAATATTGGAAGCTGGATAATTACAAAGAAAATATTTTATACAAAGCTGTACATATGAATCATCCATGTACTGTTTGGACTCGTGAGAACGCCAGTAATTATGAATGGCACTACAAACATTTTATAGCGCTTTGTCATGAATATACATATAGGTACGGTAAAGTACATATGTCTCAAACAAAATTGGAAACAGTTCTAAGAGAACAACCAAAAAATATAGAGCATTCTATTGGTAAGACACCATTCAAATTGGCAATGGGTTCTAATCCCGAATGCATGTTTGAAGATGCTGTGAAATCTTATCGTGCTTTTTATCAAACTAAACAGGAAAGATTTAAAATGATTTGGACTAAACGTAAACAACCGGAGTGGTTTAATGCCGTTGTATGATTTTAAAAATTTAAAAACTGGTGAGATAGAGACAAAAATGATGTCTATCGCTGATATGGAAGAATATGTAAAAAATCCTAATATTCAAAAAGTTATTAGCGCACCAAAAATTATGGGAGAAACTTCTGGATCAGTATTAAAGCAAGCTGGTGATGGGTGGAAAGAAGTTCAACAAAGAATTCAAAGTGGTATGCCACCACAAGACCGGGATAAGATTAAGACGAAATGAAAAAACCAAATGTATTAAAGCTAGAACATTTAGTAAAATTAGAACCATTAACGCATAATCAAAAATTAGCGTTTGATTCTTTTGAATCAGGTAGTCACATGTGTCTTGATGGTTCAGCTGGTACAGGTAAAACATTCATATCTTTATATCTAGCTCTTGAAGCGGTATTAAAAAAAGAATATGATAAGGTTGTTATAGTAAGATCTGCTGTACCAACAAGGGATATGGGATTTCTTCCTGGAACTCAAGAAGAAAAGGAAGACGCATATACGCAGCCTTATAAAGCTATTGTTACAGATCTTTTCGATGACGGTGAAGCTTGGGATAAGCTTACAAAGCTCAACAAGAAGATTGAATTTTTAACAACATCTTTTATAAGAGGCTTAACTATCAAAAACGCAGTTGTTATTGTCGATGAATCGCAAAATTGTAATTACCATGAATTATGTTCAGTAATTACTAGGCTTGATGAAGATTGTAGATTCATCATGGCCGGTGATTATTATCAATCTGATTTTACTCGAAAGAGCGATCAAGATGGTATTAAAGACTTTATCAATGTTATTAAACATATGAATCAATTTGAACACATTGAATTTAAATGGGAAGACATTGTAAGAAGTGGATTTGTAAGAGACTTTATAATGACTAAGGAACTATATGAAAATGGCCAATTATAGTGTACATCCGGACAAAAGCATGGTATAATGGCCATATAAATTAATAAAGCGAGTTATAAAATGAGTAAATGGCGATATGAAGAGAAGGACGATAATCGTAACTATGATCAAGAAGCAAGGGAACTTATAAATGGATTATCAATGAATCAACGTTATGAAATGTATAGAATTATTAATAAGGAAAAGAAGAAGCATTGTTCTCCTGAAAGGTTGAAAGAGCTTATGGCTGTTAAAAAAGCTATTGAAGCCACTAAAAATATAGATACCTACAAATTAAATTTTATACTTAATGGTTATAGGTCTGAAATGGCACAAAATGGAAGACCACAAGATGGGTCTAAAAAGCCTTGGCGAAAACAAACATGAATACAGGAAATTTTACGCATGAACCAATTAATCTTGGCTACTCAGATTTGGAGTCAAAAACTACTTCAGCTGGGAGAAAGTACGCTGCTCCTAATGGGATTAAGTATCCTTCTATTACTACAGTACTTTCCATTCTAAGTGAAGACCATATAAGAGAATGGCGCGCCAGAGTTGGAGAGGAAGAAGCAAATCGTATTTCAAAAAGAGCTTCAACTCGTGGAACAGCAGTTCATGCTGTTTTGGAAAGATATGTTGACAATGAAGAAGATTATTTTAAAGACGCTAACTTAGTTGTAAAATCTAACTTTATGGAAGTAAAGAATATACTTGACAAAAGGTTGACCAAAGTATATGCGCAAGAAGCTGCTCTTTATTCAGAACATCTTGGCGTTGCTGGAAGAGTGGATTGTGTTGGTGTCTTTGATGGTAAAAATTCTATCATTGATTATAAAACAGCAGCTAAAACTAAAAAGAAAGAATGGTGTGAAGGTTACTTTGTACAAGAAACTGCTTATGCAATTATGTGGGAAGAAAGAACTGGTATGCCAATTACTCAATTAGTTACAGTGATTGCTGGTGACGAAGGTGCTCAAGTTTTTATTGAGCATCGCGATAATTGGAGCAAAAAGTTATTAGAAACTATTGCTGAATATAAACGTAGAAAATTATTTGGGAGATAATATGAAAAACTTTAGAGATCAGATGGTAAAGACATCTATGGACTATATGCAAGCACAAGCAGCAAAGCATCAAATGAATGCAGAAATTATTTTAAGTAATCATGTATCAGTTGGTGAACATTCAGATCAAATGGAGACTCTTGAAAAAGAGCTTGGTCTAATGGCTGATTATGTAGAAAAATTTGAAATGTTAGAAAAATATTTTAAATAATTTTAAAAAAACAGTTTACTTTTATCTAAATATGTGTTATAATATACATATATTGATAAGGAGTATTTATGAATGAAGTGATAATAAAAGGAAATCCAATTATAGACGGTGCTGTCAGATTTGATATTAATTGCGAATTGCCAGTACCTAGCGAGTTAGTTAAACTGGCTTTATCTAATGATGGCGATGATTGGGATAAAATGTGTAACTCTTTACCCAATTTTGGATTTATGAATCCTATAGGTAATTTACACGTAACTCATCTAGTAATAGATGGGAAGGAAAGAGTGTTCCATTGATGAAAGATAATATTATTTTAGTAGATTGTGATGGTGTATTGTGTGATTGGGAATATTCTTTTACGCAATGGATGAACCACAAAGGTTATCCAACTAAAGAAAGATCTCAATATAACGTTGGTAAAAGATTTGGTCTTACAAGAGCTGAAGGTAAAAAATTAGTTTTAGAGTTTAACGACTCAGCAGCAATTGCGTTTTTACCACCATTAAGAGATTCTGTTTATTACATGAAAAGATTAAATATGTTACATGGATATAAGTTCCATTGTATTACGTCTTTAAGTAAAAACAGATATGCTCAAAAATTAAGAATACAAAATCTAGAATTGTTGTTTGGTAAAGAGTTATTTGATGAATATATTATTCTAGATTGTGGTGCTGACAAAGATGATGCATTATTACCTTATGCTAATTCAGATTGTTGGTGGATTGAAGATAAACCTAAAAATGCTGAACTTGGTGCTTCTTATGGATTGCAATCTATATTAGTTGCCCATGATCACAATGCTTATTATGATGGCGATATCCCAAGATATTGGAAATGGAAGGATATATATAAGCATATCACTGGAGAAATTTAATGCCTGTAAAATTTAAAGAAACAGTAAAAAATAGAGACGGTACTGTACAAAACTACTATATGAGATCTACTCCTTTGCAGGAGCTTAAAGATGCATATGAGAGTAACAATACCCCTCCTAAGAAAAAGCAAAAGATTCTTAAAGAACTTAAAAAGCGTGGACATGCATAAGTGGTGGAGAATCTGGGCTAAAAGCTTAGGTGAAAAAGTCGGTGAGACCGATAAACAAGCAAATACGATTGCTGCTATACGAACAGTATGGTGGTTAACTCACATGGCCACTTGTTGGTTTATTATTTTAAATGCTATAGCTAATCATGGCTGGGCATTAATTGGATTATGAAAGTAACTATAAATGTTGAAATAGATACAGAAAATCAAACAGATGTTTCAACAATTGAAGAATTAATAGAAATTATTAAACAGATTAAAGATCAAAAAGTAGAAGATAATTAATCACTTTAACCTTTTAACTTGTATAAATAACAGTAAAGGAGATAATATATGAGTGATTTATTAGATTTTGATTTTGGCTTTACAGCTGTCGATGAAAATGAGCTAGAAGCTGTACAATCTGTCAAGTCTGAAGCTACATCAGCTTCTGCTACAGCACAAGAGTTGGAAGATAAACTTAATAAGTTATACAACTCTATACTTCCTTTGCTAACAAATTTAAAGAAAAATCCAGAGAAAGAATATATTCTTTGGCCAAATAGAGTCGAAAAAATAGAACAATTCGAAGATTTAATTACGGAGATTATCAAGTAATGGGTATACCAACCGCTGCGGCCATCAATCGCTTAAACCGAAAAATTCGTGACGACGATGGTGAATTACGCTTAGCCACTTCGCCAACTGGAAGCTTAGATACGACTGCAACTATTACAGGAAATGAAGTAAGTTTAGGAAGCGCTCAATATTTTAACTCATCATCGCCTCAAACCTCTATAGAATTTAAATCAGCATATAGATTTATTAATATATCAAATGGCAATACTAGTTCATACTATCCCCAGCAGTTGGTCTATAGTAATGCTGTTTACGGCGTATCTTCAAACAGAGCGTCTACTATGACGCTTAACAGTAATCCGGATTATAACGCTGCAACAGTTAAAAAGAATTTTTATTTTAGAGATACTAATCCTAGCGCTAGCAATGCCACTGGGAGTAATTATTCTGGGGATTCATCCCTAGCATATACAGCAGGTTTTGGTTTGCCTTGGTTTAACGAAGTGACCGATTCATTAATGTACGAGCACGCGACTATTCCAGGTGCGTATACTCATATGCAGTCCATATCTGCACCTGGGAACATATATTTCGGAGGGCAGAATTTTTCAACAGGAATAAACTTTGGAAATGGCGATACGGCCTTTGGTTCTTGGGCTTCTGGTTCTGATGGTGAGATTGATGATATACAAATTGAACAATGCTTTTGGTTTAAAGATACTCTGAGTAATACGTCCGGCTATCGCCTTGATGGTTATTATGGAGGTTTTTGCCTAGGGATAATTAAAAATAACCAAGCGACTGGAGTTCTTAGCGATTTTGATTATGTTGTCGTTAATGATAAAATAACTTTTGAGGTAGAAGCAGCAGATAAGCACTCCGCAGAGCCACAAACTCTACAGCTTCACAACGACCCTCGGGCTGCATTGATGTGGACAATTAATAACTCTGATTTCAACCTGCTCAATAGCGCGCCATCTGGCGCAGCTGGATATAAAATAGAGTTCTTTAAGAAAAATAATAGTAACCCTGTTGAAACTCGAGTAGTAGATAAATCTATAGGTCATCACTATGGCAAAATAGCAGGTGGCTATAATCAAGTTAAAATGTCAGATTTCTATAGAAGAACTGATCCTGATGAGCAAACTTTAATTGATGATGACTATGCAACTTCAGTCAGGCAAGCTGAGTTATCCGGCACTGCTTTTTATCATATGTATTTATTATCTGAATGGAGTGGCGTTCCATCTTCTGGAGAAATCAGATTTAGTGATTTTAAAGGCACTCACAAACCATTATGGGCTGCAGAGATAACTCTTGGTCAGAAAGCGATAACCAGCTGCTTTAAAAACAACTGCTCTACGACTTATTATTATGGATATTGGCCTGATGCTGGCTCTATAACCGATATTACACCACATTTTCTTGATCCTCCAGAAGATGATCATTCGCAAGGGGAATTGGATTTAGAAATAAAATCTGTCTTATTCAATAACGTCGCCAATAGCCCTATTAGGATTGATATTGCTAATAAAATGATACGTGGCAAACAATTTAATAGAGTTAGCATAATTGATCCAACTGCAAATATTTTAGTTGCGTCTAGTGATGCGACCTTAGGATACGTATTTCCCGCGGGATCTTCAGGCCCGCCGGAATATAACTCTAGAATTATTTCTAATACTACTAGCTTAACTTGGAGTGGAACTAAGACTAACCCGGCACAATTTTATAGTGCTAGCCAAAAATTAATAGTGGTGTTAACATGATTACAGTAACTAAAGCAGTAAATATTGATGAAAATGAATTTTCAGAGCTATTTGAAGAAAATTACGATATAATCTTAAGAAATGGCGATCCGTTTTTTCAGGAAGAGCTAGTGGTTGGTCGAGAAATGAGTTATGATGAAAGAAGACTTTATTACATGGAAACATATAATAATATTATAAGTAATCATTTAGAAAGCGACTTTGTTTTAGAAGTAAGAGATTCTGGTATTCTTATCTTATTAGCTATCTGGCAAAATGGAATACAATATGGACAACCTGATGATATTTTAAGACAAACAGATGCAATGGGCAGAAATTTAAATGGTAATAAACTTTGGTACTGGGGAAGCGAATATTGTATAGAAAGACTAAATTTTTTAGATAGTATTAATGCAAATGGTTTCGTTGAAATACATTTAAGTGCTAACACAGATCTTATGGCTCTAACAAGAACTCAAATACATAGAGCTGAGGAATATATGGACGTTGAAATATGCGAAGAGCCTTATATTATTCCATTTGGCTTAGGACCTGAAATAACAGAGTGGGCTAAGGGTTTACCTACTCCAGTAAAAGTAAAATATACAAAAAAATAAGGAAAGAATATGAATATTGAACAATTAAGAGAACAACTAACAATCGATGAGGGGAAAGTAAATGAAATTTATAAAGACCATTTGGGCTACCCAACTTTCGGAATTGGCCACTTGGTCCTCGAATCAGATCCAGAGTATGGCCAAGATGTGGGAACCCCAGTATCAGAAGAACGTACAATCGAATGCTTTGATAAAGACGTACAATCTGTCCTCTCTGACTGTAAAAAACTACATGAAGGATGGGATGATTACCCTGAAGAAGTAAGACAAGTTGTTGCTAATATGATGTTTAATATGGGACTTACGCGCTTAAGTAAATTTAGAAAGCACAACGCAGCGCTGCAATGTGGTGATTGGAAGGAGGCTGCTGTAGAAGGCAGAGATTCAAGATGGTACAGGCAAGTAACGAACAGAGCAGAGAGACTTATGTTGAGGCTAGAGGCTCTGTAAAATATTATCATACAAATGAAGAGCAAACAAGTAAAGGTTGGTTTTGGTGTCATGAAAAACAAGGATTTTTTAGGCATTCGGACTGGCATTTAACAAGAAAAGAAATGGGAGAAAAATATGAAAATTAAACTAATGGGAAGTCAAACTGACTTAACATCAGCAACTAGTGTAGGTAATGCTTCATTAGTAAGAGTATTTAACAGTACAAATGCTGCTATCCTCATGACACAAAAAGACGGATCCGCTGTTGTTGGAACTATGTCGGTTGGTGCTGGGGCTGTTGAACACGTCAGTAAAATACCTGCACAAACTTTAGAGGGTGGTGCTGGACTTAAAGTTGTAAGTGTAGCATATTCTAGCTAATGACTGATATATTTGCTTTAATATCTGACGTAGGCCTTCCCATTGCTGGTGCATTAGCTAGTGGCGCATTTGTCTTCATTATTATTAAGCAAATATTATCTGGTGTTTTAGATCAAATTAATACTCTTAATATATTTACTAAGAGTTTAGAAAATAGAGTACGCACAATGAACAATGAGATCGTAAAGATTGACATGTTGGTTTCAAGTGCTCTTGAGTTAACTCCTCCTATAGATAGAATAGCTAGGGCAGAAAATTTTATAGAAGACGGTAATATCGACGTCAGACGGGATTAACCATGGATGCGTTAAATCCGGCTGTACTAATATCCGAATATGGATTTACGACTGTCGCTATTGTTGGTCTTGGCTATTTCGTATTTTTTGTATGGAAGTTTATTAATAAAGAATTAGATCCAAAAATCGAAGAGATGCACATGGGTTTAATAAAGTTAATTGACCAAGTAAGAATGCTTGATCAAGATATGATAAGACTACAGGAAAAAATTAAAGTAGTTTTGGAGTACAGGGAAAGACAAAAATATTTGAGTGAAAATGAAAATGAAGAGAATAAAAAATAATATAGTATTATGCATGTTTATCATGTCATTAGCTGGGATAGTTCATTCTCAGGAAATAGTACATAAGTTTAAGAATCCATCTTTTAGTGGAATAGGAACTGGTGCTCATTATTTAACTATTGAGAATCAGGAACATAGTAGAAAAAAAGCTATTGAAGACGCTTTGGAAGCTGCAAGAAAGGCTGCTGAAAGAGCTGAAGAAAATACTACTTTAGCTAAGTTTATTCGTAATTTAGAAAGTAGAATATATGCTCAAATGGCTAAACAATTAGTTGAGTCAATGTTTTCTAACGATGCAGCTGTAAGGTTTGGTTCTTTTACATTAGAAGGGTCCATTATTACATATGAAGTAATAACTAATATTGATGGTACAGAATTTATTAAAATGACTATCACAGATGAAAATGGATCAGAAACTGTAATCGAAATACCAGTAGGGTCTGGTAATTTTGGACAGGATCCAGACAATGGCTAGGATTTTATTAGCGTTACTATTTTTAACTGGTTGTTCATCAATGCCAAAGTGGAGTCCTAATCCACAGGATTGTTCGGCACCAGAAATAAAAGATGTTGTAACATTAGCACAACAAGTAAAGCGTAAATATATTTGTGTTGATGTTGCTGAGGTAGTTAGACTACCAGCATATGTAGAATTATTAAACGTACCACCGGCTAAAGAAATGCCAGTGGTTGCTGTATATGGTTTTACCGATAAAACGGGACAAAGAAAAGCCCGTGATGGTATTGCAGATTTTTCAACTGCAGTAACTCAAGGTGGAACCGAAATGTTAATTGATGCTTTGAAGACAGCCGGTGGCGGTACGTGGTTCAGGGTTGTTGAAAGACAAGGAATCGATAATCTAGTAAGAGAGAGACAAATTGTAAGGTCTACTCGAATGGATGTAGCTAAAGCCCGGGGAACTGAGGCAAAGGGAGTTGGACCACTTTTATTCGCAGGAATGATAATAGAAGGTGGCATTATTGGTTATGATTCTAATATCGAAACTGGAGGTCGAGGCGCAAGATATCTAGGAATCGGTTTTAGTAAACAATATCGTAAAGACGTTGTAACAGTTTCTGTAAGAGCAGTTTCTGTTTTAACGGGTGAAGTATTATTGAATGTCCAAAGTAGGAAATCGGTATTATCCTACGGTTCAGGTGGCGATGTATTTAGGTTCATAGAACAGGGAACAGAGCTAGTTGAATATGAGGACGGAGTGGGTAATAATGAGTCAGTGACATACGCAGTACGAACAGCTATTGAGGCTGCCGTGCTGGAACTAATATACCAGGGTCATGACCGTAAATTCTGGGATTTAACTGAGGGCCATCGTCATCCTCACCAAATGGATGGTAAGAATGATAGGCACTCAACAAACGAGGAAATACAAAAATGAAGAAACTAATTAGTATAGTAGTACTATTGTCGACATCATTCGTTTTTGCACAAGCCACAGATGATAATGAAATTATGATAGAACAAAGTGGTGACACTTTGACATTATATATTGATCAGGTCGGATATGGTAACAAAATTGGCCTTGATGATTTTTCATCTTCAGGTTCTGATATGACTATCGATGGATCAAGTTTGACTTTTGACATTGATATGATTGGTAATCAAAATTTAATTTATGGCCCTATTGTCATGGATTCATCTTCTTTGACTTTCTCTTTAACGGGAGATTCAAATGAGGTGGACTGGAATATCGGAGATACCGGTAGTTCAGACGATTCTGATTACAATTTTGACATAACGGGTGATTCAAATACATTTGATATTGATCAAGGTTATGCAGCAAGTGCAGAAAGATTAGATGCTGACTTAATATTAGTTGGTAGTTCTAATGTATTTGATATTGACTTTGAAGCTGACGATTCTACTTGGAATTGGGATATTACAGGTTCAGGCAATAATATTAATACACTTCAAAACGATGGAGCTCAATCACTTACAGTTGTATATGATGGAGATTCTGGTGATATTGATATTAATCAAATCAGTGGTACTTGTGTAGGCAATAACGTAGCATGCTCAAGTCCTAATTCGACTATTAACTTAGATATTACATCTGACAATGCAACAATTCAAATCAACCAAAAAGATTCTGCAGGCGATTCATAATACGCGTCTAACGGCGACGATTAGGAATAATCTAGTACTTTTATTGATTTGGGCCGGTGGAGTCCAAGCGGACTCTATCGGTGACATTGTTGAATCAGCTGGTATAGGTTCTATTCTTAGGAACAATATAGAAATACCACACAAAACAAATACATCAATTGAGTTAAATGATGAAGCTCGAACCGGCAATGGACGAATGCTGATTATGTTTTTGGATAAAGCAGAATTAGCGTTAAAAGAGCATTCAGAAGTCTTAATTGATGAAATATATTACGATCCAGATCCTTCATTGTCAAAAATGAGTATGAAGTTTACAATGGGTACAGCAAGATTTGCTTCAGGTAGATTGGGATTAGTTAATAAAGCTAATATCGATATTACTACACCAACAGCATCAATTGCTGTAAGAGGAACAGACTTTACTACAACTGTTGATGAGTTAGGTAGGTCACTTATAATTTTATTACCAGATGACGAAGGTAATCCATCTGGCGAAATTGTTGTTTCAAATGAAGGTGGAGAGGTAACTCTTAATCAAGCGTATCAAGCAACAATGGTCTCTTCTTTAGATAGCAGCCCAACACAAGCAGTAAAAGTAAATGGTATTACTCCAGCTTTAATTGACAACATGTTTATTGTATCACCACCACAAGAAGTGGAAGATAAAATAAAAGAAGAAATGGCTGATGAAAGAAATGAAGATAGAGGTCTACTGGATGTAGACTTTTTAGCATTTGAAGAATTAGAAATAGACGAATTAGAAGAAACAACTGAAGATTTAGAGTTTAATGAATTAGATATTGATGAACTGGATGTAGAATATTTAGTTGATGTATTGGATATAATTGATTCAGCCGACTTATTTGATACTCTTGGAGAGTTTGATATTAAAGGTGCTGCAAGAGGATTTAATGAAGAATCACAATACAATGTTTATTTACAAGACGGGGATTTAGTATTATATAGAAATGTAAATGGACTAATAAGAATTAAATTTGGAGCTGGAGGCAGCTTTACTCTTGCGACAAATACACCAACTTGGAACGGTGATATATATGGTAATGATGGTGAGGACATATACATTTATATTAATCAACAAAACTGAGGTAATTATGAAAAATTTAATATTAGGCTTATTTTTATTTTCGGGTTTTTCACTAGCCCAAGACGACAATCAAATCTCTTTAGAACAATCTGGGGACAACCTAGCGTTGGGTATAGATCAAATTGGATATAATAATCGAATACAAATGAAGGATAGTAATTCATATATTACAGCTCCAAATTTGTCAATGTATCTAGTACAATATAATCAAACTAGTGGTATTAATAAAATTATATTTGACGAAGTAAGTGGTTCTAATAATAAAATAAAATTAGGACAAGGAGTTGCTTGGGATGATCCATCTTCAGAAACTAATTTAGATTGGAATTATGATGGATACGAAGGTGGTGGTCATGAAATGAATATAATTTTATATGGCGATTACAATCACATGGCTGGTTCCCAAACTAACCAGGGATCCACTGATGGTCATGAATTTAATCTACATTTAGCTGGTGACGATAATGAAGTAATATTTAAACAGCAAAGTGATGGAGAAAAAACTTTAGACTTAACAATATATAATGATGAAAATGAAGTATTTGTAAGACAACATGGTAATGGCGCAACTCATACAGCTAGTATTACTTTAGATGGATTGTATGGAACAGACATCGACTTAAAACAATTAGGGACAACAACACAAGGATATAGTATAACCCAATATTGCGTAACTGTAGGAGGTTGTGCTGTGACGGTAACTCAAGAGTGAAGTATATAACTTCTATTTGGACAACAATATTCATAGCAGCCTTACTCATAAGTGTTAGGATTGCTGATCCTGCTTTAGTAGAACAATTAAGGCTAAATACCTTCGATACCTATATTAAGACTAACACTCTGCGTGAATCCACCAGGGTTACCCTATTGAACCTTGGAGAAGATTCACTCAGCGTGATGGGACAATATCCCTTTCCGAGAACAACTTATGCACAAATGATAAGTGATCTCAGAGGTGCGAACGCGGGGCTTATAGGCTTTACTATTATGTTTCCAGAGGCTGACAGATTCGGCGGTGATGAAATATTTGCTTCTTGGGTAAAAAACAATGGTATTATATTAGCACAGGATGCTGATCAAGATGGAAAAAGCACTTCTGCGCCTTATGTTGGAACTGCCATTTTTGGGACAGGTAATCCACTAGATTGGGTAATAAGATATAATGGTTTAGTGACAAATATTCCTGAAATAGAAACTGGAGCTTGGGGACATGGTCTTATTAATGCAATGCCAGAAGTAGATGGATTAGTAAGACGTATACCTCTTATATCTCAAATCAATAATGAGTTATATCCATCATTCGCTTTAGAGACAACTCGTGTATTAAGTGAAAAGCCTTCTTATACCATAAAGGTAAACGATATTGGAATTGAAGAAGTTATATTAAGACCTCATAGAATATCAACAGACGCTAATGGTTCTATTTGGATTAATCCGAACTATGAGTTTAAGGAAATAGAGTACGTGTCCAATGAGTCACTACCGGATCTTCAAGGCTCGACTGTTTTGATTGGTCTAACGGCCAAAGGTTTAGCTGCACAGATTCCAACTCCTTCAGGTCTACGACCCGCACATCATCTCCAAGCTGCAGCTCTTGAGACGATAATGTCAGGAGACTCGATATCTCGTCCGATATGGGCTGATCTTGCTGAAATAGCGGTAATTCTAATTGGATCTCTTTTGATAATTGTTTCAATTTATTACTTTCCTCTATGGGCTTCTTTGTTGGCTTTTGTTGCGACCGTTGGTACTTCAGTTGGCGGCGCTTTCTACTTCTGGTACGAATCTCAAATACTCCTCGATATAAGTTATCCTCTGATAATATATATACTTGTCTTCGCATCAGGATCTTTCAATAATTTTTATAAGCAGTTTGTATTAAGACAACAAATTAAGAAACAGTTTGGAACATATTTGTCTCCTGATATGGTATACATGCTTCAAAAAGATCCATCACTCTTAAAGCTTGGTGGTGAAAGAAAAGAGATGACATTCCTCTTTATGGACATATGTGGGTTTACTCCAATATCTGAACATTATAAAAACAATGACGATCCAGAAGGATTGGTGGAATTAGTTAATGAATTTTTGGATGAAATGACGAAAATTATACTAAGAAATGGTGGTACAATTGACAAATATATGGGTGACTGTATTATGGCGTTTTGGAATGCGCCTTTACCCTGCGAAAATCATGCCGATATGGCAGTAAAATCAGCAATAGAAATAGAGGCCAAAACAAATGAACTTAAAGAAATTTATAAAGAGCGAGGACTTCCGGACATTAATGTCGGCACTGGCATTAATACCGGCGATTGCATTGTGGGGAATATGGGAAGCGAATCAAGGTTTGACTATTCAGTCATCGGAGATGCAGTTAACCTTGCAGCAAGACTTGAAGCAAAAGCAGCAAGGGGAGATTATATTAATTGCCCGACAATCATTTCAAGCTTCACAGCAGATAGAGTTACCATTGCTAAACCGCGACCGATAGGTGATATAACAGTGAAAGGGAAGGAAGAACTGATTAAAATTTATTCGTTATAACTTTTAGTTCTATGCATATAACAAAATAATATAAAAAAAGTGAAAAAAACAGTTTACAAAGACCTTAAAATGTAGTATAATATACCCCTATTAACGATAAGGAACCAAGCTATGAACAAGATCGATATTCTAAAAGAGCAGTTTAACGAAGAAATGTTCGAACGTAGAGCTAACGGTATTGACACCGTATCATTTGAGCAATATAAAAAGAGACGCGAGTTCATTGAAAACTTTATGAACAGCACACCAGATCCTGAATCCATGGCTGATGCAGTTTATCACGCTGAAGCGAGGCAATATTAATGCCAATCATATTGATGAAAGGTCGAATTAAGCATAAAGCAAAGGTCAAGACATATGTCGAAAGCCTTTGTAAAGAGCTTGGCATCAATAGAATGTGGTCAAAGGTCATATTCATAAGATTTCATACATCCCTGAAGAATGAATCTCAGGGACTTTGTTGGGGCGATAAGAATGAAGGGTTTGTAGAGATTGATATTGCTCGCAAATCAGATGGCGATGAGTTATCATACGAGCAGATCATGCAAACACTAGCTCATGAAATGGTACACGCCAAACAATATTTACGTGGTGAACTAAATGGTTGGACAAACTCTTGGAAGGGTAAGAGACCAAGAAATTATAAGTATGAAAATGCACCATGGGAAAGAGAAGCTTATAAGCTTGAAGAAAAGTTATATAAAAAGTGCTGGTTATAACAAAATAATCTAAAAAAAGTGAATTTTTTTTTAAAATTCCCTTTACAAAGCTCCCAAAATAGATTATAATATACCTATATTAAATGATAAAGAAAGGACATATATTATGAAAAAATCAATTTTAAACGCAATCAACAGTATTTCATCTACTGACGAACTCAACGAAGTAATCGATCTTATTAAGATCAAACAAAAGCAGCTTAGGTCTATCAAGGTTGCTGTAGCTAAATCAAGTCTAGCAGTTGGTTCTAAAGTAAAAGTTACATCAAGGAACGGTGTACAATTTGGTGTTGTTGATCAAATCAAAAGAACTAAAGCCATCGTTACAATTGATGGTTTTAAATACAACTGTCCAATCAGCATCTTGGAGGTAGCATAATGTTGAGTACTTTCGAAAAATTAAAATGTATCGCAGCGGGTCTTGCCGCTGCTGTAATCTTCTCATTGTTTCTTAATGCAATTGAAGAAGCCTTAGACAGACCTGATGTTCATATCAGTCATTCTACTGGAGAATGTGTAAAGGTCCTTAATTACGCTGAAGATGACACATATACTTGTGAAAATCTTCCTTCTAAATACAACAAAGTGTGGGTAAAATAATATGATTATTATGGAAAAAGTATCTCCTGTTACAGGAAAAAGCAACACTATGGCGATCAACGCGACGCCAGAGCAAGTTGAAGCTTGGATGAGTGGAACTCTTATCCAAGACGCAATGCCTAATGCTTCTGTGGACGAGCGAGAGTTTTGTATCTCTGGCTGTACCCCAGAATGTTGGGATTCACTTCACATCGCATCGGAGGACTAATAATGGACTTCATAGTTTGGTGTGTTAGCTGGTACGACATTACTGGTGAAAGACACATCGAATGGAATGTTCAAGATCCATGGGATTTGAAAGAGCAATTAATTAAAGATGGTATTCAACCAGATACCATCGAAGTTTATGAAAAGGATGTATCATGAAATTAGCATATTGTGACTATATAGCGCATACTATTTTAAAACCAGCTTTAATTGAAGATGATTTTGTTACTGAAGTCAGTAAAGTGAAAATGGATCTTCACGAAAAAAAAGGCTATATGTTATCAACAGCAAAAACTATTGAAGTTGCTGATAAAAACGGTAAACAATACAAAATTACTGTTGAAGAAATTTAAAAAAAAGTGAAAAAAACTGTTTACATTTGCAGTAAACTATGTTATAATATATCTATTATCAAAGGAGTAAAGTATGACAGATAGATTAGCAATGATTAAAGCGGCCGCACAAAAGGCCAAAGCAAAAGCTGAATTTAAAGCAGCTGTAAAAAAGGTTTATTCTAAACCTAAAGACCACTATAATAAACTTACTAAAACTGTAAAGAAAGCTGGTCATCAAGCGCCTGGTAGCCTTGAATGTTTTAAAGAAGAGAATATGTATTACTCAGATAAAGAAACCCAAGACTTTATTGCGGGCTCTTCTTTAATGGATGCATATAACGATCAAAAAAGTGATTGGGATTAATTATGACTCAGTATACTAATCAAGTTGAATATCAAAGACGCAAAAGGCATGTCGAAGAATGGGCTGCTAAGTGTAATTACGTTTTAGGTCAAAATGGTTACCTTGAAATGGGATACAACAGTGGATTAGTTACTCGTGAATATTATGATGGTAAGTTTGAGGTTATAGAACCAGCAAAAGATTTTGCCACATTAATGCAAGAGGCACCAAGCAAATGAATTATATTGGCTCAATAAGATACGATCAGCACGGTCGTAAAAGAAAGACTAAGGCTTTGGCACCAAAGCGCAAAGTAAAACAAGAATTTAAGCCACTTAAGGTGGAAAAGACATTTGCTCAACAGCAGATGGAAGAGTTTAATAAGAAATACCCATCTCATTCAGGAGATTCTCAATATAATACTCCTGAAGACCACTCTTGGAAAGCAGAAGCTTCCAAGAACTTCACAGTCGCACCTGCATATAACAAAGGTGCTTATCAAGTAATACCACGCAAAGACGTGGAACATATAGGAAAATAACTATGGATATTATAGAAACTTTAGGTCTGACAGTTTTGTTTGTTTTTATCGCTTGGTTTGGAATTGCTTCATCATACGCAGCAATGAAAGAAAGAGATGCAATAAAAAAGCAATACAAAGCTGGTACTCATGACTACTATGGCAATAAACTAGAAAAAAATATTAAGGAATAAAAATGTCAAATTATATGTTGCTAAGCGAATACAATGGATCGGGTGATCATAAAAATCGTAAAGCAGAAGTTCTTCGATCATTTGGAGACGACCCATCTTTTGGTATACGTATGTATATTGATGGAGAATCTCTTGGTATTGAATGGTATAAAGGAAAGGCAGAAGTATATGCAGAAGAAGCTGCTGAAAACTATGTCCTCGGCATCAAATCATATGAGAGGGATTAATTGAAAAAAAATGTTTACATTTGCAGTAAACTATGTTATAATATATCTTATATTATTAAGGAGTAAACTATGGCAGAAAATAAAATAAGAACCAAAATGAGGAAAAACAGGGTCACCATTGATGACAAATATATGGGTCCTGAACCTGCGTTTTCTCAAGGCGAAACATGCGAAGGTGTAGCAAAAAGGTCTTCTTTATGGACTCAAGGTGCGCATTGGTACAATTATTATTATAAAGCAAAAGATTATGTTCCTACTGTTTTGCAGTTTGCTGAAGATGTTTATGGTTATAAAAAGAAAGATATTCAATCACTAAAAAAACTTTCAGATTGGGACCTTGTTGGTAATGTTGGTAAAGTTGCTAAACTACATTATAGAGGATACGAATATACTCCTGATGAAATTAAAAGGTTTGGCAAATTATTTAAAGATAAAGTATCAAGAGGCAAATTGCTTGTTGCTAAAGTAAAAGAAGAAGCTGAAAATAAGCCAAAAACGCCATCAGTACAAGAAAGAACCAAGCAAAAGATTCTTGATACTATTTGCGATGATTGGGATAGAGTTGTTGATGGTTGGTTTGAAGGAGACTTTAAGCAATCAATTGATGCGTTTAAACTATTTAAACAATATGGTCTTAAAGGATCAGCAATTAATATGTTCAAGGATTTAGTTGATCAAGAGTATCAGCCAGTAAAAGATGCATATGATAAATCGTGCGATCAAGCAATAGAGGCATATTCTCACATTAAAAGAACTGATCAAAATAAAATGATTAAGGTAATGGAAACTATCTTTAGTGATCTTGATAAGCTAAAAGTTGCTAATAAAGCAGCGAAGATTCCAAGGGCTAAAAAGCCAAAAGCTTCTGATATACAGGTAAGAAAACTGAAGTATAAGGTTGAAGATATTGATGCTAAAATCACTTCAATTAATCCAGTTATGATTCCTGGTAAAGAGGTGTTGTTTGTCTATAATATTAAGAGCAGAAAATTGACTGAGTATAAGACAAATTCAACAAAGGGATTTGAGGTTAGTGGTACTACCATTAAAAATATCTGTGAAAAAAGTAGGACTACTACTTTAAGAAAACCAGATGAAATACTTCCACTGGTCTTAGGTAAAACTATAAAGCAAATCGACAAATTGGTTTGGGACACTATTACTACTAAGATTAGTGTGCCAAATGGTAGAATCAATGACGATTGCATATTACTTAGAGTATTATGATTGACTTAGAGCAAAAAATTATGACAAAGAAACGGTTTTCAACTGCCGTAGAACAACTAGTTGTAAAAGGTAATATGTCTTATATAGATGCAGCAACTTATATTATTGAAGAGAGGGGTATGGACTATAGCAATTTAAAGAAGCTATTAACAGACTCTCTTAAAGATAAAATGGAAGCTGAAGCATTAAGACTAAATTTAATTAGAGGTAAAAAGGGTAATCAACTACCCATTTAACAAGGAAAATATTATGAGTAATGTTATTGTACCATCATCCGACGCTGATAAGCAACGCATTAAAGACTGTATGGTCGAAATTAGTAATGCAATGACTCTTATGGATGCTCAAAGAGACTTCATTAAAGAGGCTATCGAATCGTGTTGCGAAGATGTTGATGTGGATAAAAAATACCTACGTAAAATGGCTAAGATTTATCATAAACAAAACCTACATGAAGTTGTAGGAGAAGTTGAAGATGTCGAAGCTTTATATGAAGGAGTTATGGCTTAATGTTTAAATTGTTAACAGCAATTGTTGAAGGATCATTTAAGTTAATGGGGTGGATTCTATTGTCGGCTGTAGTTTTATTTATCTACATGTCATCAACTGGAATCATACCTCAATGACTGATCCGTTTGAATCTTATAAATTATATAATGCTTTAAAGTTACACTTTGAATCAGGTTATGATGCTGTTAAATATAATTTTAAGTCGAATGTAACTCCTAAGTCATTCTTTAAAAGAAAGGATAAATATTTCTTTGCTAAACTCGCTAAAAAGCATGATAATAACTTAAAGGATTATTATGTTGCCAACTTTAAAGCTGGTCTAAGTTATGTTGGCGATATGATGGATGAAGATGGAGAAATAAACTACAAAGAACATAAAAGAATACAAGAAAGTATTCACAGAGTGTTTTCAGTAGATATAAATAGATTAGGTGAAGAGGATGTTTCATTCAATACATTGTTTGAATCAATTGATGGACAACATCCTTTGATCGTAAAGTTATGGTTACAAGAGGAAATTAGTTTAGAGACTGTTGTTATTCTTAATTCCATAATTGGGTTTATACCTCGTGAATCTGGAAAAATATCAGACACCATTATATGGCCTGATACACAAAGGAAGATCGAAAAGTATACACCTTTTGTAAACTTTAATCGTGATAAATGTATAACATTATTAAAAAAACAGTTTACAAACACATGAAAATGTGTTATAATATAGATTATATTATGCATAAAGTGGATAATTCAGAAAATACAATGCAATAAGGAGAAATATATGTCATTTGCAAATCTAAAGAGCTCGCGAGGCTCGTCTATCGACCAACTCGTAAAAGCAGCAGAAGCTGTGTCAACTAAAACCGAAACTAAAAACTATGATGATGATCGGTTTTGGAAACCTACCAGAGATAAAGCAGGAAACGGTTATGCCGTAGTCAGATTCCTACCAGCCAAAGAAGGTGAAGATCTTCCTTGGGTAAGGTATTGGGATCATGGCTTTAAAGGTCCTACTGGTCTATGGTATATCGAAAATAGCTTAACTTCAATTGGACAAGATGATCCGGTAAGTGAATCAAATGGTTTGCTCTGGAATACAGGTCGTGATGAGGATAAAGCATTAGCACGTGAAAGGAAAAGACGTCTACATTATGTAAGTAATGTGCTAGTTGTTTCTGATCCAGCCAATCCACAAAACGAAGGTAAGGTATTCGTATACAAATTTGGTAAAAAAATCTTTGATAAAATCATGGATGTAATGCAGCCACAATTTGCAGATGAAGACCCAGTGAATCCTTATGATTTCTGGGAAGGTGCTGACTTTAAAATTAAGATTCGTAAAGTCGAAGGTTGGGTAAACTATGATAAATCAGAGTTTGCATCAGCTGCTCCACTACACGGTGGAGATGAAGAAAAGCTTGAAGGTGTATATAACCAATTACACTCTTTAGCTGACTTTATTGATCCTAAGAACTATAAGTCTTACGATGAACTTAAGGCTAAACTAAATAAGGTACTAGGAGTTGATGCTGGTCATGCTGCAGCAGCACCAGTAGTTGAAGCTCCAGTAGTTGAACAACCAACTATGGCGTCATCAGAAAGCGCACCTTTTAGTTCTAGTGATGAGGGGGAAGAGGACACATTGTCCTACTTTGACAAGCTAGCTCAACAAGGCTAGCCTGAATAGGCAAAGGCGAAGTCTACAAAGGTTTGAAATATACCTCTAACCGAAGAGCCATAACTAACTAGGAGAAATAATAAGAGTTTGGGACGAATCTGATAAATCGTAAACCAGACCACATTTTCAGGGACCTTTCGGGGTCCCTTTTTTTATTATAAATAGTATTGGTTGACAGTCAGGTTAACCGAGTCGGAGTGGATAAAACATATTATCGCTAGTGACTAAATGAGCCCGAAAGAGCAGAAAACCCGTACATTAAGGAGAAGATTATGAAATCTTTATTTTTAATTTCGGTACTAGTAGTATTATCTGGTTGTAATACAATAGACTCTACGTATAATGGCGTTACAGACATTGCACAAGGAGTTAAAGATGATGTTGTAGGTATTACTGCTGGTACTCTTGATAGCGTAAGTGGCGTTATCAGAGATACAGCCGAAAAGACCGATCCTAAGGGAACAACTGAGTAATATTACTCTTCGCCATGGACGGCTTATAAATATTATTGTGTAGTCCACATTAGAGACTCGCATTGGTTCATGCGTTAAAAGAATCGTATAATCCAGAATAGGAGAATTACGATGACTGTAGAACTAACTTACAGAGGCGTATCGTACACCAAGAAATTTAAAAAGAGTACCGGTGTTGAAACTGCTTCTAAATAATTAGGGAAGATATTAGACAGGGATGTCTACCCGTAAGCATTATTTAATGTATCACTTACTCTATTGTTTGGACTCGTTTGTACAATAGTTGTGGTATTAGTATTTCTACTACTATTATCAGCTACAGCAAGAGTACTTCCAGGCGTAGAGATTTCAGGTAATCTTAATTCAATATTTTCAGCTGAAAGAGTAATGATCTTATTACCTTCTTTGTCATCTGTTGATGCCATTTGACCACCACCAGATTGGAGCATTAATACATCTCTTATTCTATTGATATTACTTACAGCTTTATCAACGTCATCAGTGAGATTAGCTAATCCATCTGTTTCGAAATTAAACCCTCTTGTTAATTTACCACCAGTTACGATTGTATCTAATACTCTGGTATGTTCATCGAGTTGCTCAATAGCTTCATCAATATTTGTATCAAGTTTAATCTCAGTAGACATATTAGCAAACTTTTGGAATACATCTAGGAATTTTTCAAATGCAATTGCGCCTTTTTCGATTTGATCAGCCTTTTCACCAACTTCAATAGCTTGTTCTACTGGGGATTTACTACCTGTAAAGAATCCAACAATACTTGCTCCTAAATCAGCAAGGGTATTTAATCCTTTACCTGCTGCAAATGCAGCCAATCCAGCACCAAGCGCTGTTAGAGTACCGGTTGCAGCTAATGTTCTTTCAGCACTAGCATTATCACCAATCATTAATAATGTATCAACTTGTTGAGCAATAGTTTCAGCAAAGTCACCTTCAGTAAATTTATCAATAGCATCTGCAGTACTATTTGCACCCTTACCTATTGCAAATGCGACAAGACCTGCAGCCAGTGCTCCCATTGTACCAACAAAGTCTCCAACCTGACCATCTTCACCGGTATTAATAGACAATAATGTTTCAACTTCACTTTTAATATCATCAGCAAAGTTAGTACCTGTTGTGAATTTTGTTAAACCATCAGCAACGCCTGAACCAGCCTTACCAACAGCAAATGCAGCTAGACCTAAACCTAAACCACCAAGTGTTCCAACTAATCCAGCGGTTTTACCAAAGCCTTCAGTCTTAATTGAAAGTAGTGTTTCTACTTCATCCTTAATGCCTTTAGCAAAGTTATCGCCACTAGAGAATTTACTAATAGCTTCACCAACACCATCAGCAGCTTTACCAACACCAAATGCTGCAAGACCAAGACCTAATGCTCCTAAAGTTAGGCCTACTCCAGCAACTGCCTTAGGGTTCATATTTTCAAGATCGGAAATACTTAAAAGACCATCAACATTATCCTTAATCGCACCCGTCCAATCTGCATCGGATTCAAATTTAGCTACTGCTTTTGCTGCACCTTCACCTAATGAGAAAGCAGCTAAGCCAACACCTAAAGCGGTCATAGTAAGAGCAACAGCACCGACATTCTTAACTGTCATTCTATCAGATTCTGCCATGGACAATAGATCATCAACATTTTCCCTGATCTTTTTAGTGTCCATATCCTCAAACTCTTTCATAGCATATGTCAAACCAGCTGCACCTATACCTACACCCGCAAGTAATGCACCCGCTGCCATAGCAGCACCGCCCATCATTCCACCAAGCTTACTAAGCATTGCACCACCGCCTTTACCATCTTTACTTGTATCGGTGGTATTAATACCATCTCTTAATTGGTCTCTTATTTCTTCAAATATGGACATTCTTTCCATATCTTTTTCAGCTGTTGATAAACTACTTTGATTTTGATTCTCAAAAAAGTTTTCAAACATAGTGGATAGGTTTTTATTAGTCTCAACAGCAGAAGTCTGCAAACCTTTCATTTCTAATAAATGACGTCGTGTATTTCTACCATCAGCCTCAATCTCGCCAGTGGCGCGATTGTTTTCCTTCATTAGTTCAACTAGTTCGCTAAAATTTTGTTCTGCCATGAGTGTCTACCTTTATTTTTTATTGCCAAAGTTTTGAGTACCAAAGAAAGCAGCAACAATACCGGCAACAGCAACAAAATATGTTGGTGCCATATCACCTAATGTTCCTTGGGCTTGGTCTAATCCAACTAGTGACGCAAGGACAACAGCAAATGGATATAACAATAATCCGCCTAATGCGAACCATGTCATTTTGCGTTGAGCGTCTCGCATTGCATCAGCGTCATCAAGCTCTTTGCGCTTAAATTCAAGATACATTGCATGTTCTTCATCTGATACTTTACCATCGCCATTAGTATCAGCGGGATGTTCTTTTTTTAATTCTTTAACTTCGTCGGTCATCGTTTTGTCCTTTGTTTCATTTTTTGATTTTCATCTTCAATATATTGTTGTAATAAAGCAACATATATTTGCCTTTCCCACGGTAACATATTTTCCAATTCTGTCAAGCTGTACTTGTGATGTTGCATTAATGCGAAGTTAGTCTTATAATAATTGGTCAAGCTCTCATGCGAAAGGCCTATGAAAAAAAACTTTGCAGACCTCTTAGCTCAATATTATTATCCTCACCACAACTAACACATTTTAATTTAACATTATGTTCTACAGCCGGTATATCTTGGAAGAATCCTTGCACCTTTTTAAATTGAGCTGAATTAAGATTATCAATAAAGTCAACCAATTCTTCTTTAGACATATCATTCTTCGAATATACCTCATCATTGTCAAATATACTATCAACGCATTCGACTATAAGATCCATTAAACCCTCAACAGAGTTTAGTTTCTCAATATCAATTGCACCAAATGTTTTAACTGATGGCCAAGTCATTTTAAGACCTACATCATCAGTAACCATAACAATATTATTATCAGAAATATTTGTTACCTCAATATCTCCAACATTAATTACAACCGGATTGAGCGCTTCGCAATGCTCACATTTAAGTTGTAATTCCATATCCTCGCCTACAGATTTTCCTCTGAGTTGCAAAAATAAATATTCTATATCAAATGTGGTTAGTGATTCAACGTTATCCAATGAATAACATGAACTAATCACATTCCTTACTGCTTCTGCAATTTGTCCAGGGTCACTGGATTCCAATGCAATCATTAAGACCTTTTCTTCTTTTACTAAATAAGGTCTCATCTTTAATGTTTCCCCTGTTGACGGTAATTTTACGTCATACGATGGGACATTAATCTTGGGTAAAGCCATTCTATTCTCCTAATTATATTAAATTATATTAATCGCCAAATATACCATCAATTATTGTGTCTTTGATAGACTTAGTACTATCCACAATATCTTCTGGTACAAAGTTTTCGTAACTCATAGTCACTGTTAGTTTTTGGACAGTGTTCTCACTATTGTTGTCCAAATTAATTGCGCTAACTGTTGTGGGAAATGCATTCTCCAACTTAACGCTATATACCGGAACATTGTCTTGATTAAGTTGTTGTATAACAATGTCCGTTACAAAATCTTTTTTATATCCTGCTCTATATTTTTCCATATCAAAAATGCCTGAGGTCCAAGTGTCAAACATTCTCTTAATGTAATAGTCATTAGTAAGAAGGAATGTCATACTAATGTCTTCATTGATAACTGAATATGGAACTTTAATGCCTTGCCTATCTGCAATATAGTCAATAGTGGTAATTTGTCTACCAGGAAAACTTACCGCTTCACATAATATTGCGACGTCTCTTGGATCTGGTAAAAGGTTTTTAGCAGGTGCGCCTTGTAATGCGTTCTTTGCAAGGTCTCCAATTAAACTTTTGATACTCTGATTCATTAGATTCTTAACACTATTCGCAGTTGGCGGTGTAAAGAATATTTGAAAACGGTTTTGCATAGCAAGACCGCCTTTCTTTGCAATAGTTGATTTTAAATCGTCTATACTGTTCATGATGCGTATTGTTTCCTTGAGTATCTCCATACCGATTCAGCCTTAACGCCTTTGAATTGTTCAGTCGGTAGGAATATTGCAATAGGCCATTCAGTCATAGGTACTCTTACTATACGTGACTTAACATGGTCCATTAAATAATGCTTAAAACATGGTGCAAATTCTTTATATTTCTTAGCACCAATAATAGTCTTATATCTTAATTTCTGTAATCGCGTTGTATCATTCATAGTCTTAGGTGCTAAATCCATCATTGCATCAAGAAATCTAGCCCTCACACCGGGTGAAAGATAGTGCAGATTCAGTCCATAGAATCCACCCTTAGCAGGTTCTACCATAATCGATAGAGGAAATCTATCATAGTATGGTAGCGTTTTCTTATGCTTAGGGTCATAAAAATACATCATCATATCGCCAACACGTGGTTTAGTTGTTGGTTCTAATGCAGTATCCTTAAGCAAACTCCTAGGATTAGGATCAGCAAGTTTTTTAACATTTCGCTGAAACCATTTTGTCGCCTCTGCAGTCCTTGGTGTTACCCCAGCCCTGAATGCTTGCGATTGTAGTGTGTCAAATAAACTAGCCATATATCTATTTATACTATCCTTTGAGTAGTTTCACGCCTAAATTCTTTAAAGTATCTTCGGTCCATATCTGAAATTTCCAACCTTTTGCATGAGCAAATTGCTGAGCAGCATTCCATTTAGATGTATTTTTGATATATGTAGTCACTTCATTGAGATACTTTTTTGTCTTTCGTTTAGGATTCTTTGGAGGAACTGTTTGTTTCTTGGGTTTAATTTCAACAAGTATAACCTCACCATTGCTCATTTCAATAAGCATATCGACAAAATAACGATGTAGTTTACCATCTGTTTTGCACTTGTATGGTATAACTATTTCCTCACTATTCCAAGCACGTACTTGTGGATTAGCCTCAGCCCATCTAAATGTATTGCGCTCCCATAGTGATCTATATGTCACCTTTGTAGGGTCACCTGCGTATTTCTTTTTGTTCTTTACTGTGTATTTACCTTTATAAGCCATATAAATAGATCTATAAGTTATTAATGTATTACTATTTATACAGGTAAAAAACAATATGTCGATCTTAACATTCCCTGAAACGCTCAGGTCCAAAGTATCCGAAGACGGATTCCCACACGTATCTTTTTCGATGGCAAGAAAAGGAGTACCCGAATTTAATCAAATCCATCTGTTTATCCCAAGTGGAGTAACATCAAATGATGGTATGAATTATGGCGCACAAGAACTTGGCATGACCGGTATGTTTGCAAATGCTGCAGTCCAAGGAGATAAAGTAGGTGCTGCCGATCTTGTATCAAGAGTTACCAAAGAGGGAGGAAAGGCATCTGGTGGTATTCCTGGTATTGGAGGTTTGGCAACATCAAGCGAAATCAAATCTGGTATAGTAGTAAATCCCTATACAGCGACGACATTCGAAGGAGTCAATGTCAGAACATTTGATTTTGCATTCAAATTAGTACCTACATCAGCAGGAGAGTCAAAAACAGCCCATGAGATTGAGAGTATATTCCGTAAGTATATGTATCCAAAGGAGGTAGGTGCGGGATCGTTGGAATATCCACCTACGTTCCGTATCAAATTCATGGCAGGTGGTAAAGTCAATAAGTATATGCCAAGAATTATTGATACATATTTGACTGCAATGGCTACAAACTATAATCCTACAGGTAATTCATTCCATGCGAATGACGGCGATTTAGGTGCTGCACCTGTAGAGGTCGATATGAGTCTTACATTCCAAGAGGTACGTCCAATTACAAGAGACGATCTGTATGGTAAGGGACTGAAATACGTAGATGGATACGAGTCTGCAGGTCATATTGTCGGCGAGACACCAGATCAATTGCAAGATCTGACGAGCAATACATCTAATATTCCTGGAGGACAAGGATAATGAGCTACTTCAAACAATTCCCTACTTTGCCCTATGACTTTGATAGAGATGGTATCAAACAGACGGTTGTCGATATATATCGAAGTGCAAGACCACTGAATGCGTTTCTCGATGACCTTAATTCATATAGTTTCTATGAGGTAAAGAATGGAGAGAGACCTGATATTGTCAGTCAGAGAATATATGGTACTACTCAGTACTATTGGACATTCTTTGTCATTAATGATTTCTTACATGACGGACTTGCTGCATGGCCGATGAGTCAAGAGAAGCTTCAAGCCTATATGGACCAGGAATTTGAAGGAGTTGTCATTACGACTAATCCATCAGTAGACGATACAGGCGATATAGGTGTAGAGATAGGTTATCCGAATAGTCTATCGGGTAGGTTCGAATTAGGAGAAACGATTACAGGTACGACCTCAGGCGCCACTGGTACCCTGGTGAAGAAGAATTTGGATATGAATCAGCTTGTGTTGCAAAATGTCCAAGGATCTTTCATAGGATCTTCAGCCCCAGGACCACAAAATGCCACAGAAAAGGTAACAGGATCAAATACAACAGATTCCGTTAATACATATGACGTATATAGGTATATCGATGCTCCCCATAACTATTATAGATCAGACGATTCAGAAAAAAGAGTAGCGACAAATAATGTATTCATTAATGGAGGAGAGCCAAGTGGAGAGCTTTCCTTTGATACTAATAGAAGTCATCTCTTTGCTGCTAATGAAGCAAGATCAAAAATACGTGTAGTCGATCCTAAGTATATAAACCAATTCGTAGAGAAATATGAGGCAATAATCAATAATGTCTAGATATAATAGTAAACTTGCTAATGGTTCAGACGCTATAATACCATCATCTTATGAGTTAGAGAGTGCAATACTTGTATGTAATGACGGTACAGAATATGATATAAAAGACCTTATTGCATTATTCTCTATAGATGAATCTCTGTATAGTGGATCGTTGCAAGCTGAGTTCAATATATTAGATGCTGCAAATATGATGGAAAAAGTGAGATGTGTGAGTGGTGAGGGACTTAACGTAGTAGTGAAGAGACGGCTCAAAGGGGGATCTACGACTAAATATACGCACAAATTTGTAATCGCAGAGATCCACAGTTACTCTAAACTCAGTCCAGGTACGGCCACGTATGTGTTCAGATGTGTCTCAGAGCACGCTTATATAAGTCAATCTAAGACTATATCTAAGCCGTTTAACAATGTACCAGGGCAGTTAATAAAGAATCTGTGTACAGATGAGTTAGGTATCGACGATAAGAATCTTACTATTAATACAGAGACTAAACAGACTATTGTTGGTGTATATCCACGTATGAGACCTATGTACCTTATTAATTGGTTAGCAAGGAGATCTTATGACAATGGGACACCGTTCTTTTTCTATGAGACATTAGGACATGGTATATATTTTGAATCCTATGAGAACCTTATTAATGAAGACTCTTATAGAGAATATAAGTACGCTCCTATAATGAATACTATTGTTGGTTCAACTGAGAATACTGATAACCTTGCTTCGAAGGTATTAACGTTATCATCTGAATTTAATATGAGTCAATATATGAATATAGGACTTGGAGCTTATTCATCAACATTACATACATTAGATATAGCAACAAAGTCATACGATACACAGACTTATGCATACAGTGAAAATAAGTTACGCCTTAATAAGAATGGTGTTGTACCAGGAGGGCGCGAGATTGAACAGAGACCCTTAGAAGAGCATAGGGATTCGACTAACTTTTATATCAGCTTAAACACCTCGGCGGTATCTGGGGGCTCTAGTTACCAAGCACCAGCGAATTCAGATATACTCGCAGCGAATGCTTACGTACAGAATATGGATACTCTCGAATTAACAGTAGAGATATATGGAGACTTTGAGCTTCATGCTGGTATGTGCATAGATATTAATGTAGTAAAATCTATAGATGCAGGTAATGATAAAAGAAGTAAAGATCTCTACTTATCCGGTAAGTATATCATTGCGGCTATTACACATAAGTTTAATGATGAATATAGAATGGAATTACGATTAAAGAAAGATTCCTTTATAGACTCATTAGATAATATACAGAAAAGAGACTAATTTTATGCTGTCAGAAAAAGTTATAAAACATATTGATATAAAAAAATTTTCCGCCGAAAAAATGGGTCGGAAAGGGAGCGCTAAATAATGAATAGAATGGATCAGTTTATAGGTGGAGATTTTACTTGGTTTACCGGTGTTGTAGAAGATCGCTACGATCCCTTAGAAATGAACCGAGTAAAAGTACGTTGCTTTGGTTTCCATACAGAGAATAAGGGAGCTGTAGATGTCGACGATCTTCCGTGGGCTACTGTCATGTTACCCACAACTTCTTCTGGTACTTCGGGTATAGGCGATACGCCTCACGGTTTAATGGAAGGTTCATGGGTAGTCGGTTTCTTTAGAGACGGTCCTTCAGCTCAGGATCCTATTATTATGGGTTCAATCGCTGCTCAAAATTCTCCTCGGTCCAAGTCATTAGGCTTCACGGGCGACCATTATCCAACAATGGAATATATGGATAAACCTGATACTAACTTCGCAGGTCGCCAGGAATACTATAACGAATCTGATCAGATGGAAGCAAGGTCCCAAGGCTCTTCTCCTTCCGATATACAAGTGGCGGTTCCTGCTCAAATTCCTTCTGTATCCGAGAATAAGGCAGACGCTTATTATGCTGAGACTCCATGGAATGAATTACCTCCTATGAATGGTCATGTTCCTGATTATCCATATAATAAAGTATATCAGTCAGAGTCTGGTCATGTAACAGAAATTGACGATACTCCAGGTAATGAAAGACTTCATCGTATGCATACATCAGGTACTTATGAAGAGATCTATACTGACGGAACTCGCCAGGTTAAAATAGTCGGTGATGACTATGAAGTCGTTTTCGGTAATAAGAATATCCATATTAAAGGAAACTGTTCAATGACTGTCGATGGCGATTTAAGACAGATGGTCTATGGTAATTATCATCTTCAAGTCGAGAAAGATATGACTATGAATATTAAAGGTTCGCAACAAGTCAAGATTGGTGGTAATCATGAGACAGAAGTCGTCCGTAGCCGATCAACGAATATCGGTGTGGATGATAACCTAAGTGTTATGAATAATTCTACCACTAATATTATTAACGACAAACTCTTAACTGTTGGTAATGACTTTACAACATCAGTTACAAATAATATGGCGACAACTGTTTTGAATAATAAGAGTGTTATGAATGCTGGTACATTTAGTCATACCTCCTTAGCCGATTATACATTAAGCGTTAATACAAATCAGACAATCGGAGTTGTTGGTACTCTTGCAGAAACAATTGACGGAGCGGTTACAGAGACATACGGTAATACTCTTAATTCAAATGTTACTGGTGCTGTGACTGAAACATATAGCAGTACTCAAAATACAACAGCCAGTGGTAATGTTACGATCGTTGCTCCAACAATCGATCTTAACCCATAGGATAACATATGCCAGGAATAGTAAGACAAGGTGATTCACATGCAGGACACGCAAGTCCTACACCAAGTCCGTTTCATAAGACTTCTTATGTTGGTGGATCGCCTAATGTCAATGTTAACAGTAAGGCAGTTATACGAGAAGGAGACTCTACAGCATGTGGAGATCCTGCTGTTGGTAAAAGCGGAGACGTAAAGGTAAATGGTATTGGTGTTCATCGATTAGGTGATGGTACTGGTGGCCATGGCAGTTGGGAAGTAAATAATGCAGCTACTTCTTCCACTAATGTATTTGCTAATGGAGGTGGTGGAAGTCAAGGAACTCCTGCTACTCCAGAAGAAGCAATAGCTTCAAGAAGAATAAAAGATTCAGAGGGTAACACTGTAGAATATTGTGAATACTACGATTGGAATAATAATACATGTTTAGACCAATCAAATGATCCAAATGGAGATTATTATGTTGCGCCATAAGAGGAGATATAAATGAGTTTATGTGGTAATAATAAAGCCTTAGATGATTTAAAAGCTAAGCAAGGAGAATTAGATGATCTCTTAGCTGG